ACAGATAAGCTGACAAAAGAAATGGCGTCGGCACTTGTGGAACGCATCTATGTGGATGCAGACCGAAACATTGATATTCGCCTGCGTTATCGGGATGAATATATGGCACTACTGAAATTTATCGAAGGGAGGGCTGCTGTGTGAGAGTAGCAATGTATCTTCGCTTGTCCAGCGAGGACGGCGACTTAAAGGATACCGGCAAATCGGAATCCGAAAGTATATCCAATCAGCGAGGTCTGTTGCAGCATTTCATCAGCAGCAGACCGGAGTTCAGCGGTTGGGAAATCTCCGAGTTTTGTGATGACGGTTGGAGTGGTAAGAACTTTGAAAGACCGGATTTTCTCAGAATGATGGAGCAGGTAAAGCAGGGACAAATTCATTGCATCGTAGTAAAAGACCTATCCCGCTTCGGGCGTGATTATCTCGTGGTCGGTAACTACATCAGCCGTGTGTTTCCGTTTTTGGGCGTTCGCTTCATCGCCGTCAACGACGGTTTTGACAGTTCCAGACCGCAGGACATCGACAGCCTTGATACCTCGTTCAAAACGCTGATTTACGACCTTTACAGCCGTGAGCTTTCCGGCAAGGTCAAAAATGCAAAGCGTATGAGAGCCGAGAAAGGATTGTTCCTCAGTCCGTTCGCTCCGTATGGGTATGTGAAAGCCCCCGAAGATAAAAATCGCCTCATCATTGATGATGAAGCGGCAGACATTGTTCGGAAGATATTCACCTTGACGGCAGACGGAGTAAAGCCTGTTGAGATTGCTGCTATGTTCAATCGTGAGGGAGTTCCGACACCGATGCTGTACAAACGGGCGGCGGGATGTTCCCGTGACCGTTGGCCGAGCATCCACGAAGAAAACTTCTGGACAACAGGCGTTATCTGCAAGGTGCTCCGTGACGAACGCTATATTGGAAAATGCGTATATGGCAAGCGTGAGCGTGATATGGTCGGAAACGTGCATACGATAAAGAAAAGCAAGTCCGATTGGATTGTTGTTGACGAGACCCACGAGGGCATCGTCTCAAAGAAGCTGTTTCAGAAAGCGGCAAGCCGTATGAAGGAGTACAAGGAATTTATTCCAAGTGCATCCGAAAGAAATCCGCTTCGCCGTAAAGTGATATGCGGAACCTGCGGCTTCGCTATGTCGCTATCGAACACCAAGAACGCAAAATACCATTGTCGCAACGTTCATCTGGAAACAGGTTTTGATTGTGCCACGGAAGGTATTCTGCAAGCGGATATTCACGAAATGGTCGTGACCTTAATCCGCACCTACGCCGCCTATGCGGTCAGCTTGGAACATCTGCTGTTGCTTCAAAAGGAACGCATACAGGCAGAAAAAAAGCAAGCCCGTCGTGAGCTTGCAGTATTACAGAGCCGAAGAAATCAGCTTGAAAAATCTCTCCAGGATTTATATGAAAAGCTGATTGACGGAACTATCGACAAGGAGACCTACTTATCACAAAAGGCAAGCAACCTGACACAGATGCAGGAGCTTACCGAAAAGATGGTGTGTTTGGAAAAGTCCTCGCAGACCACTACCGAGCAAGGCGGAGCCTTTATTGAAAAATACAAGGAATACACCGAGCTTGAAACCCTTACCGCTGAAATTGCAAACGATGTGGTAAAGCGAGTGACGGTTTATAAGGACGGCGGCATTGAAATCGAGCTTGCCCTGCGTGATGAACTGGAGGAGCTGCTGAACTGCCTTGAAACGGTGGATGCAGCTTCTTGACCCTCTGAATTGTAAACAAATTTCAAAATTCTTTAGTCCTTACTTGACAGCGGCTGACGAGGGGCTAACCGGAACAAAGGATGCCCGACCGGGCTTTCAGCAAATGCTGGATGATTGCCGGGCTGGGAAGATTGACATGGTAATCACCAAGTCCATCTCACGTTTTGCAAGAAACACCCTGATATTGCTCGATACAGTGCGGGAGCTCAAGAGCCTAAACGTAGATGTCTATTTTGAAGAACAGAATATCCACTCCATAAGCGGGGATGGTGAGCTGATGCTTACTATCCTCGCTTCTTTTGCCCAGGAGGAAAGCCGTTCAGTCAGCGAAAACTGCAAGTGGAGAATTCGTGAGCGCTACAAACAGGGCGAGATTGTCTCCCTCAGGTACTTATACGGATACCGCATCAACAAGGACGGTATCTCTGTAAATAAGAAAGAAGCCGCCATTGTAAAAAGCATTTTCGATGACTACCTCAGCGGAAAAGGCTATACCGCCATTGCGCAAAGGCTGCGTGAAGAAAACATCCCCACGATGAATGGTGGGGAGTGGACAGTCTGCCGGGTATCAGAGATTCTGGCAAATGAAAAGTATGCCGGTAATGCCCTACTTCAAAAAGAATTCATAGCCGACCATTTAACAAAAAAGAAGCTCCCCAATAAGGGAAGCCTACCAATGTATTTTGCTGAGGGTACGCACGAGGCTATCATCAGCCCTGAAACCTTTAAGCTCGCACAGGAAATAAGGGAGCAAAAGGTACAATCGGCAAAGGCCCATACTCCAACTGAGCGCTACATGTTCTCCGGGATGATACGCTGCCCGAAATGTGGCAAGAACTATCGGCGCAGGATATGCCGGGGCAAGGCTTCATGGAACTGTTCTACATACCTTTCTTATGGGAAAGACGCTTGCTTCGGAAAGCAGATACCCGAGGATACACTGTTAGCCTTGACAGCGGAGGTTATGGGAATGGATCTCTTTGATGGGGATGCTTTTAAACAGCAGGTGGCAGAGCTCATTGTTCCGGTGCCCAATACGGTGATTTACGTTTTTAAGGATGGCAGGCAGGTCAGCGCCGAATGGCAGGATCGTTCCCGCCGGGAAAGTTGGTCGGAGGAGATGCGCAAAGCCGCTGCAGAACACGCAAGGGAGGGGAGAAAAACATGAACACAGCAAGGTCAGTCACCGTCATACCACCAACTACAATACGACCGATAGCACATACCGCCATAAAGAGGAAACGAGTGGCGGCTTATGCCAGGGTTTCCACAGATACGGATGAGCAGTTTACCAGTTTCGAGGCACAGGTAGATTACTACACACAGAAGATAAAGGCCAACCACAACTGGCTATTTTTAGGTGTCTACAGCGACGAGGGTGTCTCAGCCACAAGCATGAAAAACCGTGATGGCTTTAACCGCATGATTGATGATGCTTTAGCCGGTAAGATAGACCTCATCCTTACAAAGTCCGTTAGCCGCTTTGCTCGGAATACAGTGGACACGCTGACAACTGTGCGGAAGCTCAAGGACAATGGTGTGGAGGTCTATTTCGAGAAGGAGAACATCTTTACTTTAGATTCCAAGGGTGAGCTGCTCATAACCATTATGTCCTCGCTTGCTCAGGAGGAGAGCCGCAGCCTTTCCGAGAACGTCACCTGGGGACAGCGCAAACGGTTCTCCGATGGCAAGGTCAGTCTGCCGTATAAGAACTTCTTGGGCTACCGCAAAGGAGCAGACGGCTTACCGGAAATTGTGCCGGAGGAGGCTGAGACGGTTAAGCTAATCTACCGCCTCTTCATCGAAGGGCTTATGCCCTCTACTATAGCCAAAGAGCTGACATCACTAGGCATCCTCTCCCCTGCCCGTAAAGAACACTGGCATGCCAGCACGGTGGAGAGCATACTTACCAATGAGAAATACAAGGGGGATGCCCTCTTACAGAAGTGCTTTACTGTAGATTTTCTAACCAAGAAGCAGAAGGTCAATGAAGGTGAAGTTCCACAGTTTTATGTAGAAAATAGCCATCCGGCTATTATAAGTCCTGAAGTTTGGGATGAGGTTCAGACGGAACTGAAACGCCGGAAGGAGCTAAAATACTCCAGCCGGGCAGGCTGTTTCTCCAGCAGAATCATCTGTGGGGACTGCGGTTCCTTTTACGGACGTAAAGTCTGGCATAGCAATGACAAATACCGGCGTGTCATTTGGAGATGCAATAATAAATACGATGGCAATCGGGTCCCCTGCTCCACACCCCATCTGGACGAGGCTACCATCCGGTCTGCATTTATAGGTGCCTTCAATAGCCTAATCACATATAAGGATGAAATCATCACTGAATACCGCCGCATTATTGAGCAGCTGACAAATACATCAGAGCTAGATGCCGAAGCTGTTGCTCTACAAGATGACTGTGAGTACATCGGGGAATTAATACGAAAGATGGTCTCTGACAATGCCTGCTCACCACTTGACCAGGAAGAGTATATACGGCACTATAACGAACTAAGCAATCAATACGAAGACTACAAAAGTAAGCTCGAAGAAAATGAGGCTCTCCGCATGGAGCGGAAAGTTCGCCTTGAGCAGCTGACCGAGTTCATTGACAGGCTAGAAAACAGTGATGCCCTGCTCACTTCTTTCGATGAAGATTTATGGAACTTCACAGTGGAAAGCGTTACAGTAAAGTCCAAGGATGAGATAGAGCTCCGCTTCCGGAGCGGTATTAAGCTGGATTGGCCTATACTCTAAACGATTGCTCTTATACTCTTACACGATAGCTAAAAGTGGGTGCATTTTAAGTTATGGTCTGACGGTAGGTAGGCTAATTTACCGTTTATGGCAGCAAAGGAGAAAATTCGGGTTAACTTTATAGGCATATAAGTGCCCCCTTTTACCCAAATATGGGCATATTCTGAACAAAAAGAGGACTTGTCTACGGTATCAT